CTTGCAGCGTAATTGCATTTGATGGCGAAGATTTAATAATTGCGGGTTACGAAGAAGAGTTTCAGATTGCGGATAGTTAAACATGAAGCATAGCGCACAAGCATTAGATCAATTTAAAAAGAATCTTGCAAACAAGGTTTGGCGCATGTCAAACTTGTATTTCTGCAAAGACGAGAACGGAAAAGAATTTAAGTTTATTTGTAACGAAGCGCAAAGCGAATTAATTGATGAGAAGCACCCGCTAAATATCATTCTTAAAGCGCGACAACTTGGAATTACAACCTTTTATTGTATTAATTATCTTGATGATTGTTTATTCAACTCAAATATCACGGCGGTATTGATCGGTGATGATTTGGAAGATGCAAAGAAATTACTTAGAGACAAAGTGCGTTATGCCTACGACAGACTCCCCGCCGAAATTAAAGAGCTTAGACAATTGTTAACAGACTCAACGGAGATAATGAGATTTAGTAACGGCTCGAGCTATTCAGTCACAACCTCAGCACGTTCGGGTACGGTTCAACGCTTGCATATTACAGAGTTCGGGAAGATATGCAGAAAATCACCAGAAAAGGCAGAGGAGATAATGTCTGGATCACTTAACACAGTTCACCAAGGGCAACAGATAGTGATTGAAAGCACGGCACAAGGGGCAAGTGGACACTTCTTTAATCTTTGCAGCGTTGCAGAAAGAAAAATGCGGATGAAAGAAGAATTGACGGCGCTTGATTGGAAGTTTCATTTCTTCGGCTGGTGGAAAGATCGCAAGTATCAGATGAATACTGATTATAGATTGAACGATAAGCAAAACGATTACTTTTTAGAGCTTGAAGATGAAGGGATTAAGCTGACGAGACTTCAACAGATTTGGTATTGCAAGAAAGAAGAGACGCAAGGCGAGTTGATGAAACAAGAATTCCCCAGCAATTCAAAGGAAGCGTTTCAAAAGGCTATTGTCGGCGCTTACTGGTCAAAGGAGTTAATCAAAGCAGAACAGGATGGCAGAATTGGAAGGGTTGGAATAGATCAAATGTTGCCTGTTCACACAGCTTGGGATTTAGGGATTAATGACACAACTTGTATTTGGTTTTTTCAGAAGAAAGGTTACGATTTTATAATTGTTGATTACTACGAAATGAGCGAGGAGCCGCTTCCTTTTTACTTCAAGATATTAAAAGAAAAAAGCTACAATTACGGAAAACACTTTGCGCCTCACGATATTGCAAAAAGATCCTACTATGACGGAAAAGACGGAATAGAGATTGCCGCAAACTTTGGCTTTAGATTTGAAAAAATAACACGCGCACAAAACAAGATGGACTCAATCAATGAAGCAAGGGCAGTAATAAGTCGTTGCTGGTTTGATCAAAAGAGATGCGAAACAGGTATTGCAAGGCTTAGAGAATATCGCAAGAAATTCAATGATAAGCTTGGGTGCTTTATGGATCAGCCGTTGCACGATATTAATTCAAACGGCGCAGATGCTTTCCAAACTTTCGCGGCTTCAATTCATCGACTAGAGACTTACGCGCAAGAGCAAAAAGGCTTTGTTGATGATTGGGCTTATGAAGAGTATTTAAACGCAAGTAATAGAAATTCAATAACAGGGTATTAAATGACGCAAGAGCAAATAAAATTAGGCTTATTAATGTTGGAAAGAGATTTCCATCGTTTGTACACGGAAGTTTATAAAAAAAATACAAGTTATCATACAATTGAAGAAATGCAAGCTTTTATTAAACAATGCAACGATCAAATTGGAGCTAGAGAACAAGAGATAGCTAATTTAAATTATTCTGAAGTCAAAAAACAAAGCGGCTCGTTAATTCAAGAATCATCTAAATTAATTAAAGATTGGTTTGAAGAGGCAAAACAATTTTATTTATTAAGCGCGGGGTATTAAATGATTTGTAAAAATTGCTATCAAGTTTTTTTGGACAATAACATAGGAAGAACAAATCTTTTTGAAGAGGGAGATGAAAGCTTTTGGGATACACGCAAAATAATCCGCGTGAGTGACAATAAAGAATTAAAGTTTGTCAAACTATCACGCAACATAAGCGAAGAAGAATTTGAGAAAATTAAGCAAAATAAATATGACTCTTATTTTTTTGTTTTATGCAGAAAATACAGAGATAAAGAAAATAATATTATTAAAATAGAATATTTATAGATTGACAATTAATTTTTAATGAGTTTACTTGGTTTGAAAGTGTATCCAAGGGTTTTAAAGGAAACTCTTAATCAGAGTCAGCGCAAGCTTTCGCAGGTTAAAATCCTGCCACTTTCACTAAACTTGAGTAAATGTATTGTAAATAAAACGCAAAAATAACTTTGCTTACTCAAGACGCTGCTCAATATTTAGATTTTAAAACCATCTTAGAAACAGATAATATTGCTGAAATATTGTCTGAAGAGATGCGCGCGTCTATTGCGTCAAAAGTCAATACGCGTTACAATACAGATTTACAATCAAGAAGCGAAAAACAAAAACAACTTCAACAAATCATCCGCTACACGCTTTCACAATCAGAAAAGCGTTCATTTCCTTTTGAAGGCTCCTCAAACGTTATTTTTCCTTTAATCTCTACCGCTTGCGTTGAATTTGCTGCTAAATGTTACCCCGAAATTTTCAAAGATGGAAACATTGTTAAAGCTAAAGTAATTGGCAATGATGATGGCGAAGTGATGAAAGATTTTGAAGGTAATGAGATGCGTAATGATGATGGCTCTATTGCGACACTCGATGAAACAGGCTTGCCAGCAATTCAAAACGTAGGTGCAAAACTTAAGCGTGGTCAAAGAGTCGCAACTGTTATGAATTATCAGTTGAACGAAGAAGTAGAAGGTTTTGAACAAGATATGGATGCTCTGTTTAATGCTCTTGGCTCGCTTGGCACAATGTTTAAGAAAAATTACTTTGACGAACAAGAACAAAAAATTTGCTCTCACTTAGTTTATCCTGATAAATTGATTATAAACGATTTTGCTCCTTCTTTTGAAGCTCCAGTAACACATTTGATTGAAAAATATCCGCAAGATGTAGTTTCATCAATTCGCTCTGGTGATTACATTGATTTTGATTTTGATCCTGATGCCGTGGATTCAGCAACAGATACAAATAATCTTGATAAAAATGACGAAAAAAGAACTTCTGATGAGTCGCAAGCTGGTTTAATTTTGTTTTTAGAGCAACACACAAGATTTGATTTAGATAATGATGGCTATGCCGAACCTTACATTGCAGTAATTCATAAAGCCACAAACAAACTTGTAAAATTAATTAAAAGATTCCACGAAAAAGACGTTAAGAAAAACAAAAAAGGTGAAATTCAAAGCATTAAGGCAATAAATTTCTTTGTTCGCTATATTTTTACACCTTCTCCTGATGGCTCGTTTTATGGTGTTGGTTTAGGACATTTATTGTTTAACATTAATTCAGCAATTAATAGTTCAATTAACCAATTAACAGATGCTGGCACGCTTCAAAACACTGGTGGCGGCTTTCTTTCTAAATCTTTAAATATGGCTGGCGGAATGAAACCTTTTCGCCCCGCTGAATGGAAAATGGTTGATAGTTTTGGCGGCAATATTCGCGATGCAATTGTTCCTTTGCCAGTGCCAGAACCTTCACAAACACTATTTGTATTGATGCAATTCTTGGTCAATGCAGGAAAAGAGCTTGGCTCTTTAAGAGATGTTTTAACTGGCGAAAACGCGGGAAACATTGCCGCCACTACTTATATGGGAATGGCTGAACAAGGACAAAAACAATTTAAGTCCGTATTTATGCGGATTTATAATTCTTTGCGTCAAGAAATAAACATATTTTACGAGTTAAATTTAGAATATTTATCGCAAAAGAAATATGCTGAAATTTTAGACATTAAACTTTTTGAAAGCCCAAATGTTAAAAAAGATTTTTCTTTAAAAGGCTATGACATTGTACCAGTTGCAAATCCTGAAAATGTTATTTCTATGCAAAAGTTTGCTAAAGCTCAATTTTTAATGGGTTTTATTGGTTCTCCTATGGTTGATCAATTTTTATTGCATAGAACAGTTTTTGAAACCGCAGGAATTGAAAACTTTGATAAATTTGTAATTCCTCCGCAACCACAACCTGATCCAGTTATAGAAATTGCTATGGCGCAAGAAGAAACTAAACGCTTAGACATTCAAACTACAGCACAACTAGATCAAGCTAAATTAGAATTAGATCAAATCAAATTACAAAAAGATTCTGCTAAATTAGATTCTGAAATTTTGGTAAATTATGCTCAAGCTGGGAAGTTAGTTAAAGATACCGAGATGGCAGAAACAAAAGAGAAATTAGATGTTATGGATAATATTATTGATGCCGAATCAAGACAAAACGAAACTAATAATCGCAAAGAAGAAATGCAATTTAAGGCAGCAATAGAATTAGGAAAAATGAACGACCGCAAAGAAGAAAGAAGATTAAAAGCGGCAGTAGAGCTAGGAAAATTAGAGAATCAGCAAGTTAAAATCCCTACAACCGAAAAAGAAAAGGAGGATGAAACCTCTGCTGATACATAATATTAATAACTTTGAGTAAAAACATGAGTAATCAAATCGAAATGAAAGAGTTAAAAGATTGGTTAAACGATCCGACAGCGTTAAAGTTCAAAAGAATTTTAACAAATTCACGCGCTAAATTGTTAGATAATATGTCCCATAACTATATTGGACAACAAGGAAATTTTAACAAAGACCTTGTAATAAGTGCCTTAGGTGGTTGCGAAGCATTAGAACAAATTTCTAATTACTTTGGCGTAAAAGACGAAAACGCAATAGCGGAATTGTTGAATTTATTTTATGGAGGTTTGAGTGAATAAAGAAATTAAAAATACTTCTGGCTGGAAGTCTTTAGAATATAGAATTTTGATTTTACCCGATGTGGTAGAAGAAAAAACAAAAGGCGGAATTATTTTGCCAACTAAAGCATTAGAAGACCAGCAACAAGCCAAAACAATTGCCACCATTATTGATTTTGGTGCAAAAGCTTTTGACGATAATACTTGGAAAGAAAAACCAAATGTAGGTGATAAAATTATTATTCCTACTTATTGCGGTTATAGAATATCTAAAGACCAAACGAAAGACGGAAAAGAATATCGCTCTATTTTAGACAGAGACATTTTAGCAATGCAAATAAATGAGGAAATATGCCAGTAATTGACCGATCAACAACAATAGATGACTCTAAACTTTTTGGCTTAAAAGAAACTCCTTCCAATCCTATTTTTGAGGATATGGAAGAATTGGAATCAGAAAATCCCGAAGTAGAACAACCAGTCCAACAAAACCAATTTGTTGACAGAAATACAGAGGAAAAAGCTTTTTATGCCTCTTTGTCTGATACCGAAAAGGACGCTTGGGATAGAGGTTGGAGAACTGGCAAATTTTTTAAAGGAAAGTTTAAGGATGGCACGCCTAAACCTCATAAAACAGCAGAAGAGTTTTTGTCTATTCAAGAAAGAGAAACTCCTATTCTAAATGAGCGAAATAGAAAACTAGCTTCTGAAAAAACTGCTCTTGAAAGAGAAATAAGTGAGCTTCGCAAGCAAATGGACGTTGTGTTAAATGTCCAAAAGATTGCTTACGAAGAAAAGACTCAAAATAAGTTTCAATCTTTAGAAGAAGCTGAAGAGCAAGCTATTTTAGAAGGCGATGTTGCTAAAGTAAGAGCTATTCAAAAACAACGTTTAGAATTTGAGAAAAATAAAATTTCTTTTGAAGAACCTGAAGTTGAGCAACCTAGAAACCAAATCAGTCGTGATGATAAATCTGTGATTGATAATTGGACTGCGGATAACACTTGGTTTCATGAAGATAAAGTTATGCAGGCTTCGGCAACAGCATATTTTGGCACTTTGTCCGAGAAAATCCCTTTGGAAGAAAGGTTAGAATTGGTAAGCGATGAAATCAAAAGTCGTTTTAGTGATAAATTAGGTTCTTCTAAAGCTCCTAAAGTTGAGTCTGGAGTAAGAGGAGTTCAAAACATTAGGAAACAAAACTCTTATAACGATTTGCCAGCAGAAATTAAAAAAAGCTGCGAGTTCTTTGCTAAAAGATACAATTTTAACAAAGAGAAAATCGCCGAAATGCAACAAACAGCTATTAAAGAATATTTTAAATAAAAAATTGAGGTAAAAAAACATGAAAGAAGCAAATAGAAATTCAAAAACACATTCTCTTGAAAGACTAGAAATTGAAGATTCAAGAGCGGCAAGACCTATTAATAGAGATAGAGAAATAATAAAATTACCTGATGGAAGAGAATTTACCAGAACTCCTCGCACTTCCTTAAAAAGAAATGGCGCAAATTCTGATTTACCTAAGAAACCCGGCTTTAAAAACAGATGGGTTTCTTCTAACATTCCAAATCGCATTCAAAATTTGATTGATTTGGGATACAAACCAGCTACCGATGAAAACGGCATTGAAATTGCTCCAATAAGAGGTGGTACAAATAAACAAGGCGAAACATTTATGAGATACGCTTTGGAAATTTCTGAGGAAATGGATGCTCAAATTGAGAGAGACAATAAACAAAGAATAGAAGACCAAAATAATGAAAAATTAGAAAAAATGAGAAATGTCAATTTGGGAAGCAATTCTTCAACTTATGTAAAACAAGATTCACAAAAATTCATAACAATAGAAAATTAAAATTAAACTATGGCTAACGCTAATACCCCTGCTGGCTTAACGCCGCTTAAAAACTCTCCTTTTGTGGAGATTCCTAAAAATTCTTACTACATTCCTGCAAGCTATGCAACTGCATTGTTTATCGGCGACCCTGTGGTAAAAACTGGCACTTCTAACACTGCTAACGTTCTTACAAGTGGCAAGTTATATCCTGCTGGTTCTCTTCCTGAAATCAACAAAGCAACTGCTGGCGATGCTAACGCTAGTACTGGTGTTATTATTGGTTTTGAAGCTATTCCAAGCAATTTAGGTTTAAGTTATAACCCAGCTTCAACCGAAAGAGTTGCCATTGTTGCTGACAGTCCATTGCAAGAATTTTCAATTCAAGAAGAATCTGCTGGCTCACCTTTAGCTGTTACTTCTGTTGGCCTTAATGCTAATTTGGTTTATGCTGAATCTGGTTCAACCGCAACTGGCTTGTCTGGTGCTGAATTAGACACAACTACTCCTGCAACCGATGCAACTTTTCAATTAAAAATCAAACGTCTTCTTGACGCTCCTGAAAATTCTATTGGGCAGCATGCTAAATGGGTTGTTACTATTAACAATCATACAGAAGCCAACGGCAAAGCTGGCATCTAATTATTAATTAAAAATTTATTTAAAAAATGTCTATTATTGTATCAGGATCTATTCCTACTTCATTAAAACCCGGTATTACTACTTACTGGGGTTCTTACACAGAAGACGATCTTTTAGCCGCTAAATTGGTTAAAATGTCAACTACTGACGAGCAATTCGACAGAGACGTATTGGTAAGTCCTTTTGGTCTTTTCAATACTAAAAACGAAGGTGCTGGTGTTTCTTATGATTCAATGACTCAAGGATACATCTCAACCTACAATCAAAGAACTCGCGCTCTAGGTTTTCAAGTTTCTTGGGAATCTCGTAAGTTTAGCAAATATCTTGATGTTGTTGCTAAAGGTAACGAATATCTTTCTTCTTCTCTTCGTGAGACTAAAGAAGTTGACGTTGCAAATCTTTTCAACAATGGCTTTGATTCAAACTACACTTTTGGCGATGGAAAGAAATTCTTTGCTACCGATCACCCAAGCCGTGCTGGTACTTTCTCTAACACTTTAGCAACTCCACAAGATCTTTGCGAAGAAGCTTTAGAAGAATTATGCACTCAAATCAAAGAAACAAACAACGACAGAGGAATTAAAGCAAGAATTAAACCAATTCTTCTTCAAGTTCCTCCTGCTTTAATGTTTGAAGCAACTCGTATTTTAGAGTCTCAACTTCGTGTTAATACCGCAAATAACGATATTAATGCCATGAAGTACATGGGATTGTTCTCTGAAGGCGTTGTTGTAAATCCTCATTTAACTTCAGATGATGCTTACTTTATTAAAACTGACGCTCCTGAAGGTGCTAAAATGATTACCGCTGTTCAAGGCGAATTTAGCAACGATGGTGCTTTTGAGTCTGGTGACGAGAAATACAAAATGATGACCTCTTACGCTATCGGCGTAACTGATCCTCGTGGTTATTTCGCTTCTGAAGGCGTTTAATTCCTTTAACTGTTGTCCTATTGGGTAAAAGGGGGTGAAATTCCCCCTACAACTAAATTTTATTTTTTATGCCAACTACAAATTTTACTAAAGGCGTTAATAACATTACCGCTCAAAACATTTTAGGACAAATGATCCAATTGGATCCAACCCAAATGCACACTTATTTTGATGATTTTGATACTTATCATGCAGGCGAATGGGTTGTAACTGAAACTCAAGCTGGCGCAACTCAAGCACTGGCTAACGTTGATAATGGCGTTCTTTTACTTACTAACTCGGCGGCAGACGATGATTTAAATGCTTTGCAAAAAGTTGGTGAATCATTTAAGTTTGAAACAGGCAAAAAATTGTTTTTTAAAGCAAGATTTGCGGTTTCTGATGCAACTCAATCTGATTTTGTAGTTGGTCTTCAAATTACCGATACAACTCCATTGGCTGTAACTGATGGCGTTTATTTCAGAAAAGATGATGGAGATGCTAACTTAGATTTTGTTGTTGTAAAAGATTCAACTGCATCAACTGCGACCGCAATTGCTTCTGTTGTAGCTGCAACTTATATTACTGTTGGTTTCTATTACAATGGCGTTGATGAGGTTGTTTATGCCGCTTCGACAAATAGCTTGAATCCAACTGTTTTAGGCAAATTAGGAACTGCTAATCTTCCTAATGACGAAGAATTAACTATTTCTTTTGCTATTCAAAACGGCGAAGCAGTAGCTAAAACTTTGTCTGTTGATTATGTTTTTGCAGCTAAAGAAAGATAAATTAGGAGCAAATTATGCGTAGAATTGAAATAAACATGGATTTGGCTGATGTTGATGATGATGGAGTTTTCCAAAATCAAACACTAGGCGGTGCTGGCAACTTCACTCTTAACGGAGCTGGAGTTGTTAGTGCCGAATGGGTTACACCAGATTTATTTGCTAAACAAATTGGCTTTGCGTCAACTGGTAATATTTCAGCAGTAAATTTTACTATTTTTGGTTATGAAGACAGAAATAAAACAATTCCTATTTCTGAAACTATTGCTGGCCCTAACAACAACACTGTGGAAACAACGAATTATTTTTATTCAATTCAGAGTGTTTCTGCAAGTGGAGTTGTTGGAACCAACACTAAGGCTGGCGCAGTCAATAAAGCTATTTCTCAAATTATTCCTACAAAAAGAACTTACTCCGACAGAAACGAAAGACAAATCGGATTAAGTTTTATTGTAACAGGAACTATTGATTACACAGTTCAGCAAACTAACGATAATATTCAAAGTTTAACCAATAGAAATTTTAATTGGTTAGATCATGATGATTCGGATTTGGTTAATGCTACTATTTCTAAAAATGGAAATTATATTGCAATTGCTCAAGCAATGAGAGTTAAAATTAATTCTTATTCTTCTGGAGCTGCTTTATTAATTCAGGTAAATTAGATGGATTACAGAGTCATTTGCGATAGAACTGGTTTTAAAAAATGGCGATCAGAATGCCGTTTTGAATGGGACGGCAAACTGGTTTGGAGTAAAGTTTGGAGAAGA